GGTTGGGATCGTTGGTATGAGCACGAGGTCAAGTGCGGGATCCTTTCGAACGGTAAGACCGTTGAAGGACAGCGCTGTTCTGAGTGGGATCTTGATCCCGGAACGTTCCAAGACTATTGTCTGCGTCATTCCCCCCCTCCTGAGGCCTGGTCTTCCATTAAGAAGCATCGTCTCATCGCAATTCCTGATTCTGGGAAATTGCGATTGGTGACGTTGGGTTCGAAATGGCAACACCTCCTCGCGCCACTCCACCGGACTATTTATTCAGTCCTCACCTCCCGGGGTCCCACGTTGCGTGGATCCCCTCTCCCCTCAACCTTTTCCAACTTTCCTTCCTCCACCGATCCGCACTGCTCCGCCGATTATGAGGCATCGACTGACAATTTGTCGAGCTCACACGGCCTTCACATCCTGCGCCTTTTGCGTTCCCGATCCACGTCTGTTCCAGACTGGATCTGGGACCTCGCTGAGGCATCCCTTACCGGCACCATAACCTACGAAGACTCTCAAGGAAATAGAAGGAGTTTCCAACAGTCTACCGGTCAATTGATGGGCAACTATCTCTCGTTTCCCCTTCTTTGCATATCCAACATTAGCACGCTGTTCTGCGGGCTTGGTTCGGAAATTGCTTGGAGGTTGATTCGGAAGAGATTAGTTGTGGTGAACGGGGATGATCTCGTTTTTAAAGCGAGTCGATCACAGATCGAGCAATGGCGCCGTTTTTTGAGGTTTTCTGGTTTTGTAATGAACGAAAGTAAGACGAGTGTTCACTCGCGGTTGTTCACACTGAACTCGAAATGTTTCAGTTGCGGAAAGGAAAGAGTAAGGAAAGTGTGGCACCTTGTTCCTAAAGGTGTTTTCAAGAAAACGGACACCTCAAAACATTCAGACATGATGGCTGCGCATGCAGCTGTCATCAGGGAGAATGTTCAAGGTTGTCCGGGGGATGAGAAGGGGCGGGTGACTCGGGCTCTCGCTTCTGTTAAGAAGTCCGCGTATAAGTTCACGTCTGTGAAGACACTTTGCGCGGTTGAAGAAGCAGAGTACCGTCGGTGGCCTGGCCAATGGAAACTGGCTGAAAGGATTAAGGAGTGGGAACGGCGTTATTCGCCTCTGAAGGAGTCGTTTGAGGGGGTGAAATTAATGAAAGTGAGGCGTGAGGATGCGACTGCGCAGCAGATCGCGGAGAGTCCGTACGTGGCGGCTAGGGCCAGGTTTTCTTTTTCTATGCGCGAACGCGTTAAGGAATCGAATGATCGTCGGCTTTCGCCTTGGGACGTGGGTAAGGCTCTTGACTTTCTTTGTCAGGCCTACCCTGATTATCGTAAGGGTCGTGAGGATTTCGTGTGGGTTGATGAGCCGCCGGGTGAAGGGCGGGACCTTGAGTTC